AAGTAGACTTGTAGGACAGAGTACAACTGCAAAGGCAGGTATTGGTTTTACAATTCACCTCTTGTTCTTGGATGAGTTTGCCCACATTCACCCTTCAATAGTTGATACCTTTTACGAAAACGTTTATCCAACACTTTCAGCATCTAATGTTTCAAGGATTATTATTACAAGTACGCCAAATGGCTTTAACAAATTTTATAAGATTTATAGCGCAGCTGAGAGAGGTGATAATGAATATCACCCAATGCGAATAGATTGGTGGCAACATCCAGATAGAGATGATGATTGGTATAAGAGAGAACTTGGAAACTTAGGAAGTATAGAAGCATTTAATAGACAATATGGAAATGAGTTTGTCAGCTCATCTAATTTGTTATTAGACCCAGGCTCTATGAAAAAACTAAGAAGTAAAATGAAAGAATATGTCTATCATGAAATGGATGAATTCACAGATGCACAAATAGACACTAAAGGTTTTTTAAGTTGGCATCCTGGATTTGACATTGAAACATTAGGAGATAGAGACAAATATTGGTTGCTATCAGTTGACATTGCTGAGGGTAATGGAGGCGACTACTCAATTATTAATATATTTAGGGTTGATCCAATGACAAATAAGGAGATAGACAATCTGGCAACACCTGGTGCAATGTATGACTTCTTTAAACTTAATCAAGTAGGCACGTTTAGATCTAATGAACATGTAATAGAAGATTTTGCAAAATGTCTCTATATTATTAGTGTAGATCTTTTATATAGTGAAAACGTTAAGATGGTAATTGAATTTAATACTTATGGTTCTGTACTGCTTAAATATCTACAAACAGTATTTCCAAGAAGAAATGATTTTGATGAGGAGATGGTGCTTAGATTTAAACATAGACATGATGCAAAAGGAGTTAAACATGGTATTAAAATAAAAAATGATAATAAGCCAATCTTTTGCCAAAACTTTAAATCATTATATGAGATTAACAGAATAAATATAACTGAATTTGAAACTGCAAATGAAATAAGTCTTTTTGGTACATTGCCAAGTGGTAAATACGGTGCACAAATGGGACATGATGATCTTGCAATGTCAAGTATAATTGCAACAGAATATTTTAACACTACAGCATATGCAGATTCGGTAGAAGAGCTGCTAGATATTATTGATCCGGAAGTTCATGACTATATGGAAATGACTCTCTATAAAGATAGTCAAGAACAAGGAGACCTCAACTTTGACATTTACGACTTATTATAGAATACTCTAGATTTAGGTAGATATATAGATTATAAAAACTAAAAAAAAATAGATAAAAATTATGGCACTTAGTCCTCAATTATTACAATTCAAATCTAGTGGTGTATACCGTTTAGAATTTGATAAGTCCCAGGTATCAAGTATATCTGCTGAGACAATAAGATTAGTTGCAGGTCACTCAAGAAAGGGACCTTACAACACGCCGGTTTTCGTTGAAGATACAGAAACTTTTGTTTTAATCTTTGGTGGAATCGACAAAAAATTAGAGAAGAAAGGAATGTTCTTCCACAGATCATGTTTAGAAGCATTAAAAAGAGGTCCAATTTTAGCTATGAACTTAGCTGATTTTGATTCTTCTGATTTGGCTTCTTATGCTAGATTAGCTACGGATGGTTCTGATGATTCAGCTGCAAATGTTACTGGAACTGATGAATTTGAAAAATTTCATAACACTGATAAATTCATGTATCCTTCTGATCAAGATGCATTAGAGACATTAGGTTATTTAGGAGCTGCTCAATCAACTGCGCTAAATTTAGTTAACATTGGTCAAAGCAACCTTTCAGTTGTTGTTAGACAAGCACAAGATTTAGACAAATCTTTTAACGTTACTGCAAGAGAATGGTATGGTGAAGGAAATATTCCTGATGGAATTGGAGAGTTTGATTATATTTCAGACTACATGATAGATGTTTTAGTATTTCAAGGAAAATTTGATTCTGCACAAATGGATTTAGATCCAGTTTACGGAGACTACTTTACATCAACAGGTTTATTAAAAGATAAATTAGTAGAGTTTGCTAATGAAAGACAAGTTAGTTTATTAGCACAATACACTGGTTCAATTATCCCAGCTTTCACAGATTTAGAAGGAAATGGATTATATGTTGAACAACAAATTAACGCTGAAACAAGAAGAACAGGTTTATTCTGCGCTGTTAATGAAGAAGCTGTTGAAGAAGGAAAAGTTGATTTAGTAGGTGAGGCTTACAGTCCAGCATCTGCTTACAATATGCTTTCTTATGTTGCAACTGCAGGTGAAAGAGATATTTCTTTTGCAAATACAGATTTTGTATATACTGCATCAGGTTCATCATTTGAATTTTCTTCTGCGGCTGACGATGCATTAATATTATCAGTTGGAGATTATTTCCCAGCTGCTGCTTCTAATAAACTTGCAAAAGTAACTAGAATTTCTCAAACTGATACTGCACCAACTGTTTACACTGTGACTTGTTCACAACCAGTTGACGCTGCATTCGATCCAGCAACTGATATCGCTGTTCAATCTTTTGAAAAAACAGCAACTGAATATAAAATGTTTAACTTTGACAAAGTATCAATTTCTGATCAATCTATTCAAGATTGTTTAACTGCATTCTCAAGTGGAGGTGTTAAAGCTGCATTAGTTGATAGAGATGTTATTGACTTAAGATATATTGTAGATACATTCGGTTCTTATGAAGGTGGTATTTTAAATAAAGGTGAATTTACAAGAATAGCAAAAGAGAGACAAAATGTTTCTTGTATTTTAAATGCTCCAACCGTTGAAGATTTTAAAAAGTCTACTGATCCATCTTTTAAAGATGCATTTACTGGAAGTTTTGAAACAAGATTTGTTGCTGACGGAGGTGATTTATCACAAAACCCAACAGCTACATATCAATTACCTTCAATCGCTGACGGTGCAAACTACGGATTCTATTATGGTCCTGGTTTAAATGTTAGAGAAAATGGAAAGGTAACTGTTGTTCCACCAGCTGCTTACGTATCAAATAACTATATTGATAAATTTACAGATTCATTACCATGGTCAATTGTTGCAGGTCCAAGAAGAGGAGTTGTTGCAGGTACTAACGTAATTGGAGCTGAATATCCATTTGACAAATCAGATAGAGATAATTTAGAACCATTTGGTTATAATCCAATAGTATTCGAAAGAGGAGTTGGTCTTGTAATTAAAGGTAATAAAACTGCACAGCAAACTATTAAGTCTGCTTTAAGTTCTGCTCACGTAAGAGAAGTATTAATTTATATTGAAAACGGAATTGCAGATATTCTTAAAGATTATGTTTTTGAATTTAACAACGCACAAACAAGATTAGAGATTAAAACTCTTGCAGATTCATTTATGGAATCAGTTCTTGCAGATCAAGGTGTTTACGCTTACAAAAACGTAATGGATCAGACAAACAACACTAACGAAATTATCGATAACAACATGGGTATCTTAGATACATTTGTTGAACCAGTTAAAGGATTAGAAATTGTTGTTCATAGAACAACAATCTTAAATACTGGAGAAATTGCATCAGGTAACTTCTAAAAAGAATATTAATTAAGAGGGTTGAAACATACCCTCTTAATTTTAAAGAAATTTTAAAGATATATAATTAAAAATAAAAGAAAACAAAATGGCATTACCACATTATTCAAACGATCAAACTAGTAAGAAGGGTAAGAATTTCGAACCAGTATTAGCTAACATGTTTGAGGTAACTATTCTTCCTCCAGCAGGCGTTGGTGGCCAAGAATTATTAATTCAACATGTAAATTCAATTAGTGGTTTAGAACTTCATAAAGAACTAGGAGTTGTAGATCAAAAATTTAAATGGTCAACTAGATCTTATACAGGTTTACCAGCTGATTCATTCCTAGATGTTACTGTTAACTTCTCATTAAACTTAAACGAGGCAAATCAAATGTACTTATATAAAACAATGAGAGATTGGTACAGATTAGCATATAATCCAGAAACTGGTGAAACTGGTCTTAAAAAAGACTATGTAGGAACATTAGTTATTGTACAATTTAACAGAGCAGGTGATATTTATAGAAAAATCACATGTGAAGATTGTTTTATTACTTCAGCTCTTAACCCAACTGCTGAATTAAATTATGAAACTGCAGAAGCTCAAGCATTAGATGTTACATGGAGAGTTAACACATGGGCTGAGGAATTAGTTTAAAAAAATTAGAGTTTAAAATTTTAGAGAAGATGTAAGTCTTCTCTATTTTTTGCTCGGTAAAAATATTATAATACTATAATAATATATGTCAAAGGAAGACTACATAGTAAACAAATTAATAAAGAAAATACAAGTTCTTTTAACAGAACCAGAATTTGAAGAACTTAATCATATTATATTAAGTCGTGCTATTAATGAAAAACAAAGGCCTAAGTCTGTTAGCGCGTTTGTAAGAGAATTAATACAAAATGAAATTAAAAAAAATTCTGAAACAAAATAAAAAACAATTATATAATCTAACAAACACATCAATATGAGTGAAGACAATAAAGATTTAAACGAGTTCTTAAATAAAAAAGAACAAGAAGGAGGAGCATTTAACGATGATTCTCAAGAATCTACAAAAGAAAACGTAGAAACGGTTGATCCTATTGAAGATACTATTAACAAGGAAGGATTAGGCAAAGTCAACATGACTAAATTCAACCCTGAAAAAGCAGACAATGCTGATTTTCATTTAGGCTATCACGACATGGACATGAATACTCTTTTTTCAAAAGGACGTTTTTATCCAGCAGATACTAAAATAACTATTAGATCAGCAAGAGTTGCTGAAATTAGACATTTTTCAACAATGGATGAAGGTAATATTTTTGACATTGAAGATAAATTAAATGGAATAGTAAAAGCATGTGCTAGAATTGAATCACCCGGTAAAAAACTATCTTACAAAGATCTTTTAGAAGAAGATAGAATCGCGGTTATTTTAGCAATTAGAGATCTTACTTTTCCAGAAGCTGAAAATAAATTAATGTTAAAGGCTGAAAATAGTTATGGTGTAACTGAAGATGTTGAATTAGCTACAAGGAATCTTACTGGAACTGAAGTACCTGAAGAAATTGAAAAATATTATGATGCCGTTGCGAGGTGTTTTAGAATTCAAACTAAGAGTTCTGGTGAAATATTAATGAGACCTCCATCTGTTGGTGTTATGGAAACTGTTACTAAATATATTAAGGAACAGCAAGAACAAAAGAAAAGATGGGATCAATCATTTATCCAAATCTTACCATATATTCAATTAGACTGGAGAGGATTTAATACAAAAGAAGTATTTAACCAAGAAGTTGCATTTCAAGGATGGAATGAAAAGAAATACATGGTTATGTACAGGCTAGCTGAAAAAATGAAAATTGGTGCACAACCTGAAATGGAAGTAGACGTCGACGGAGAGATGGTAACGCTCCCTCTCGACTTCCCAGGTGGAATCAAAAGTCTTTTCATTATTTCGGATCTCGCTGGAGAACTTCTTTAAGACTAAATTTTATCTGGGCATTCACTTACGACTCCAGCCCTCTGAAATAGATAATCTCGATTATTATGAGTATTATTATTATGTTCAAAATTTAAAGGAACATTTAGATAAGAAAAATAAATCTGAGAAAGAACAACAAGAAGGGGCAGAAGAAAAGATGAGTAAATATAAGAAGGGAATGAACCCTAGCTCAATGGCCAACAATTTTAAAGGCCCAAGCATGCCTAATATATCTATGCCTAAAATATAGATATATAAAAAAAACAATTTAATGTATTGGCAGCTTTTAAGTCACCTTTTGAAAAATTAAGTTATGAAGCACAGGATTCAATGGCTAAATCAGTCAATCCAGGAGGTGCCCTATATAATTTAATTGATAAATTAGTAGCAGCTACTGAGGCTACCGTAACAGGTGGTGCAGTAGCGGGAGGTAAGATGAGTAAAGAGGCTCTGGCTGCAATTGAAGGTCTTGCTCTTGCAAGTAAAAGAATGGCAGGAGCCATTGCAATAATAGCGGCTGCTAAACCAAAAGATGTCGAAAAGTTTTTTGGAGTTTTTATACAATTAAAGAAAACATTCATAGAAGAGCTTACTGAAGAAGATTCACAAGAGATGTTAACAAGATCCTTAGTTCTAGGAAAGCTTGCTGATGTTATTGTTGGGTTTGGCCATAGTATGTCTGCATTTGCAGCAATGTCTCCAATTATATTATTTGGTGCATTAGCGTTCTTTGTTACTATGCGAATAATTAAACTAGCAATGGCAGGTGATTTTTTATCAAATGTATTTGGAGTATTTATTGAAGATCAAATTCATGTTATAGCAGAGGGAATTATGAAATTAGGATTAGCATTAGTCGCATTTGCTGCACTGTCACCAGTGATTCTTATAGGTGCTATGTCATTTTGGTTATCAATGGTAATAATTAAACAAGGTCTTAATGTTTTAGGAGCAAGTAGTGGAGCAGCACCGCTAAGTTGGTTCTCTAGAGAAGTACTTGGTAAAAAATCAAATTTAGTTCTTGCAATAGATAATGTTAGAAGAGTATCATACTCCATATTAACATTCGGTATTTTAATGTCAATTGCTACTCCATTCCTAGTAGTTGCTCTTGTAGGTGCATTAATATTTTACCCAACTATTGTAATATTAACAAGAGCATTTAAAATATTAGGAGACAAGAGAAGAAGAAGAACATGGGTAGGTGCGATAATAACAGCAGGTTTAATACTTGCAACTATGTTAATATTATTACCAGCGATGGTAATACTAGGTGCAATAGGCGCAATATCTCCACTAATAATACTTGGATCACTTGCATTAGGACTCTCGGTAATAGTGTTATCATTTGCATTTAAAATGGCTGGAAAAGGAGCAAAGGATATTGCATTAGGAGCATTGGCATTTCTTGTAGTAGGATTTGCATTAATTGCAATTTCAATTGGTGTTTATACATTTTCTCAAGCAATAAAAGGACTTGATAGTCCATGGGAATTCTTAGCACAGCTTGGAGTCACAATAGTTGGTTTAGGCTTAGCAATGGCAGCTGCAGGTGCAGGTCCAGTTCCTCTTATGATAGCAGCTGGTGCAGCGGCGATGTTATTAGCAGGTGCTGCAATAGTTGTAATAGCAGACGGTTTACTTACAATGTCAGAGGTATTTGAAGGTAATGCATGGAAAAAAATGATAGCACCTAGTGGTGAAACTGGCTTTTTTGGAGGAGAAATTTCTAATTTAGAAAAATTAATGACAGCAGTTGGTTACTCATTTATGTGGGACCCAATTAGAGCTGCTTCAATAGGCATAGGAGCAGCTGCAATGTTAGTTGCAGGTAATGCACTTGTTACGATAGGAAAGGGAATTCAAAAATTCCAAGGGTTAGATATTAATTATGATGTTTTTCCAGTACAAATGGATAAATTACTTAATACACTTGCTGATTCATTTGCTAAAATTGGAAAAGAACATGGAGGTGCTGGTTTATTTGGACTTGGAGGAGGTAACGTTTATCAAGGAATTCAAAGTGTAATGGGAATGGGTAATGCATTAAGTAGCATCGCGTATGGAATGTCAAAAATGGCAAAACTACAATTTCCAACATATAATTCTGATGGTAGTATTAAAGAAATTATAACATTAGACGGCGCAGCCATGACTGCAATTACTACAAATGTTGCAATGATGGTAGAAACATTGAGTGGAGCATTTGCAAATATAGGTAAAAAATATGGTAAAGGTGAACAATCTCTATGGGAAGCTATTAAAAGCATGGGTACTAAAGATCCAGTAGCTGCAGGTATCTCAATGGTACAAGGATTAGGAGGAGCTCTTGGAGGAATTGCAAGTGCTATGAAAGATATGTCAACTTTAAAATTCAACGTGTATGGAGATCCTAACAATCCAACTAAAGTAACTAAAGTAATAGACTTAACTAAAGGAAATGCCCTTAAAAAGGTTGGAGAAAACATAATGAACTTAGTTAAAGTTTTAGTAGATGGGTTTGCAAATGTAGGTAAATCATATAAAGATTGGAGATCTCAAGGAGATGCAGCTAGAGGATTAGATATTGCACAAGATATGGGTCCAGTCCTTGGAACTATAGTTGAAGGTATGAAAACCTTTAATGAAAATGCAAAAGACGCACCTAAACAAATTAACAATTTCTTAAGAGAGTTTGCAGTTAGTTTAAGTGATTTAGCAAAGGTAGACGGTAATAGAGTAGAAAATGTTGCAGATGGAATTGAAGAATTATTTGAAGCATTTGAAGATGAAGAAGATGGAATAGATGTAATGATAAGATTTGGAAAAGAACAAGCTGCAATTTCTAATTTAACAAGCTTTTTTAAATGTATAGGAGCTATTCCTACACATATTAATAAAACTGCAAAGGCAATAAAACTTATTGCTGATTCTACTAAAATAATGGATAAGTATGATGACTTAGGTGACATTGAAGATCTTATAGAAGAAGCAAGTGATTTTGAAGCAAATGGAGTAGGAGACGCTATGAAAAAAATAGCAGCTGCCGTTGAACAAATGGGACAAGCAAATTATACAGGTTTCCCATATATGGGAACTTTCCTTGAAAAAATATCTGAATTAGATTTAAGTAATGCTAAAACAGATTTAGAAAGTATAGCAGAGTCTTATGTAAAAATAGCAGAAGCAAGTCAAAACTTTAATATTGAAGCAATTGAAGCATCTACTGATATGTTTAAGGCACTTGCATATCTTTCTGAACAAGGAGGAGAAGAAGCAATTGAAGCACTTGGTGGAGATTTAATAGAAGCAGTTGAAAAATTGGCATTAATGATAGCAGACTTTGGAGGTACAGTAGATACGGCAAGGGCTAATCAACAAGGCTTTATATCTAGAGCAGCAGATGCGGTTGGAAATGCAGTAGATTCAGTATTAGGAACCGGTTCTCCATCACCTACTGCTTCTTCTGGTGGTTCTGTAGCTACAGTAGATAATAAAGCTCTTATTGCTGAAATTAAAAGACTACAGGCTATTCTTGTATCTGGGGATGCTGTTGTACAGGTAGAATCTAATATACTTTAAACAATTCCACGTTTTACTATATAAAATGTATGAAAACAACAGAAACTACATTTTACGAATCGAGTACAATTAAATGTTCACAATATAATTTTAAAGATAAGATATTATTAGTAACATTTAATTCAGGAACAACGTATCAATATGATAATGTCGATGTTAAAATTTACGAAAAGTTCTCTATGGCTGAGTCACAGGGTAAGGCCTTAAATGAAAATATTAAAAATACAGAAATTAAAGCAACTAAAATAAATTAAATACATAAATTATGTCAAGAGTAAAAGCACTAGGAAATGGTAATTTAGATGGAATGAAAAAAAGAAGAAAGGGTCAACACTCTAAAAAAACTTCTAATAACAAAGGTTCTAAAAATTATAAAAAACCATACAATAGACAGGGTAGATAAATGAATGTTTTAGAAAAGTATATCACACATTGTAAAAAACACAATATCCAATTTCAAATGGATAACCATGTAAGGCCTTATGATGATACAACGCTTTTCTGTCCTGCTGGCATGCAGCAATTTAAAGATCGTTTTAAAAATCCAGATGGTACAACAGTAGCAAATGTTCAATCTTGCTTAAGACTACAAGATATTGATGAGATAGGAGATGGAAGCCATCTTTTATATTTTAATATGTTAGGTCTTTTTAGTTTTGGAGAAATGACAGTTAACCAAGCTGTTGAATTTTGGATGGAATTTGTACAAGAAGAACTTAAAATCCAAGTAGATTGTGCAACTATTCATTCTGATAAGTTTGACAATTGGAAATGGATGTATGATATTTATAAAACTCCATTAAAATTAGACGACGAATGTATTTGGACCGATGGAGAAATGGGAGGCTATTGTACAGAGTTTTACCATAAAGGAATAGAAATAGGTAACATTGTAAACACCTCAGGAGACTTTATTGATGTCGGGTTTGGACTTGAGCGACTTGATGCTATAATCAATGGTACAAAAATAAAGAGTGCAAATGAGACACTTGAAGACACTATATTAAAAATTATAGATTCAGGTTATAAGCCAGGTCCACAAAAACAAGGTTATGTATTGCGTAAACTTCTTAGAATTTTATATAGCAATAATGGTTATATGGATCATGATTTTTTTAGAAAAGAAGTTGAAAGACAAGAAAAAACGAAACTTAGGTATCTTAGACTTAAGGAAAAATATCAAGATAGAACTAAAAATTGGTGGTTTGATACACATGGTATCGATATAGATGAAATGAACGAATTAGGCTTATGACAATAAAAGAATCTTACATACAAGGACTATTTGAAATAGTTCCTCGAACATTCAAGGATAGTAGAGGAGAATTTGTAGAAACTTATAATGAGGAAAAATTAAAAGACATTATTCCATATAAATTCGTACAAGACAATCAAAGTATTTCTAAAAAAGGAGTCTTTAGAGGCATTCATATGCAAATGGGAGATTGGGCTCAAGGTAAACTTGTAAGAGTTTCAAGCGGTGCAGCCATTGATTATGCTGTAGATCTTAGACCAGATTCTGCGACTTTTGGTCAATGGGATAGCGTAATGTTAACGCCTGAAGCAAATAATCAATATTGGGTTCCACCTGGATTTGGACATGCATTTTTAGCATTAGAAGATAATACAACCTTTTGTTATAAGTGTACTAATTTATATAATAAGGAAAGTGAAGAATGTATAAAGTGGAACGATAGTGATATTTATTTAGAATTTTTACATTATACTGGAGATATATTAGTTTCTAAAAAAGATGAACGAGGAATTACACTAAAAGAATTTAAAAATAAACATTGTTAATAACTTTTTGAAAAAAGTGCTCTAAAATTTTCACGGGTCAAAGATTATAGTTATATTAGTATTATAATTAAAACTTAAAACAAATGGAAATAGTAGAAAAATCAAAACAACAATTAGAAGGAAGCAACTCTGTTTTTTTTGGTAGTGTTACTCAAAAAGACAATAAAGGTAAATATCTAAAATTCACAGTTTCAAATCATTTAGAAGAAGGAGTTGAATATCAGTTTAGATATACATGTAAATGTAAAGCTGGATTTTTAAATATCAATAACCAAACGGCTACGCCTGAACAGTTTATCTCATCAACTTATGCTTTTTTAGATAATGTACAAGTTTTGAAAAAATTCGATGACGGTACTGAACATTGGTTTAATGTATTAACTACTAAAGGTGGTAAATTTCACTCAATTGATAAAGCATTCTTAAACCACTTAAAGGTAACTCACATGCACAATGCTTGGAAAAAAATGGTTGACTATGATCTTTGGAAAAATATGAACACAAAAACCCATGCTAGTTACGCATATAAAATAAACAAATAATATGTCGGATTTAATTGCAATAATCGGAGTAATCGTAGCAACTTATGTAATGGGTTGGCTACGAGGCTCTGAAACTGAAAGAACAAGAATTAGAAGAATGTTAAACTATACCATGGATGAATGGGAAGAATTATTTAAAAAACACGAAGATGAGTAATATAATAAATGATGATCTTTTGGAAAAGTTTTTTCAAAAGTATTTAGACCTAGGTTACACTGATAAAGAAGCAGAAGTAAAAGCAAATAACGACTTTTGGGAAACTTTAAACGTCTAATTGTTAATAACTTTGTAAAAAAAGTTGCCTAAAAATTTTCACGGGTCAAAGATTATAGTTATATTAGTACTATAATTAAAACTTAAAAATAAACAATATGAACTGGAATAAAATAATAGATCAATTAGATGACAAGATGGATTATATGGGAGAATCCAAAATGATGCACAATAGATATTGGGTACACAGAGCTGCCATAACAATGAAAAAATTAATTAATCACAAATTAACACTTGAAAATAATGGAAAGTAAAGAAAAAATCTACGAAGAAGTTTTAGAAACAATGGGTGCAAAAAATATCTCATCTAAAACTCAAAAGAAAAATGGTACTTCAATGTGGAGACTAAAGACTGGAGAAACTGTAGCAGAATATTCTACTGGTTATGTTAGAAAAATAAGATATTATATTAGAATGTCAGATAGTAGACTGTTACAAGATACTTGTTGGCAATTAAATCCAACTAGAACTTATCCAGCTTCTTGGAAAAGTCCAGAAACAGGCAATACTTATAATTGGATAGGTAGAGAAAGAATTATGCTAAACACAAGAGAAGAAAGACTTAAAAAAATTCTAAACTATGCAACTAAAAAAATGTTGAAAAAAGTTGCCTAAAAATTTTCACGGGTCAAAGATTATAGTTATATTAGTATTATAATTAAAAATAAAGGTTATGGCAAATAAAGAAAATATAGAAAAGTTAAGTTTAAGTTGGAGTAGTAAATCTCAATATGATTGGGAGTTATGTTCTAATTTTCATTCAGATAATCCAGTTATTACTTTGGACGAATATGTTGAAATAAATAAAATTCACGTTGAGTTTGAAGAAGGTTGTGAGAAATTAGGAATAAAATTTATATAAAATAAAGGTTATGAAAAAGAATTTATATATAGTAGCATTATATGAGTATAGAGATATTTATCAAGTCATTGATAATATAGATGATTCTGTTGTATTCCAAGGCAGTAAAGCTGATTGTAAAAAGTATAAACGTAAAAATAATTAAAAAATAAATGCCTAAAAATTTTCACGGGTCAAAGAAAATAGTTATATTAGTATTATAAATTTAAAACGTAAAAAAATGACAGATCAAAAATGGGTAATATTCGACTTAGATGGAACCTTAGCGAATATAGATGCAAGAAGAAAACTTGCAACAAAGCCAAATGGTAAAATAGATTGGGATATATTTTTCGATCCTGCAAATATAAAGTTAGATCAGCCAAACCATGCTGTGATAAAAATGGCTCAAATTCTTGCAGAGTCTGGTCACATGATCGCTATATTTAGTGGTAGAAGTAAAGGTACTCAATTAACTACTAAGAGTTGGTTGGTTAAACACAAAGTACCTTTTCATGTAATTAAGATGAGACCAACTGGCAAAGATTGGATGTTTAAGCCAGACGATCAACTTAAACAAAATTGGTTAGACGATTTATTTCCAGATAAAAGCAATATTGTTTGTGTCTTTGATGACAGAGATAAAGTTGTAAACATGTGGAGAAAAAATGATATAACATGTATGCAAGTTGCACCAGGAGATTTTTAAGATTATGAAATGTTCAATATGTGACAATAAAATAACAGGCTTCGGTAACAATGCGGAGCCTGTTAATAATGGAAGATGTTGTGATACATGCAACTTTGCAACTGTTATACCAGCAAGATTAAAGGAATTAAAAAAATGATAGAGATCTTAGGATATGTCGCAACAGCAATAGTAATATTTTCATTTACTATAAGAAATTTAAAATGGTTAAGAATAGCCAATACTATAGGTTGTTTTTTATTTACAGTCTACGGTTTACTTCTCTTAAACATGCCTATTATAATTACAAATACGGCAATTATGATTATAAATTTGTATCAAATATCAGAAACTTTAAAAAAGTGAAAAAAAAGTGAAAAAAGTTGCCTTAAAATTTTCACGGGTCAAAGATTATAGTTATATTAGTATTATAATTAAAACTTAAAACAATATGTCAAAAACAACATTTATTCTATTACTTATTTTAACGTTTTGTATAAGCTCAAGCGTTATTTATTTAGCTATAAATATATTTTTTAAAGTACTACTATTTATAATTACAAGTCCATTACAAGCTTTAATAGCTTTAGTTGCTATCTGGATAGCAAGTTTTATTATTAAAAAAATTATTAAAACAATCTTATGTTAGAAAAAATAAAAGACTTTGTAGAGCAAAGCAATGCTTCAAATTCAAACTTAGACAAGTTAAAAGTATTAGAGCAGTTTAAGAACGACCTAGAGGTCACTAGAATGCTCAAGTATGTATATTCACCATTTAAACAATATCATGTTACTTCAAAAAATCTTAAAAAGAGAAGTGACCTGGTTAGTCCTATTGGGAATCAATACGGTAGCATCTTTACCCTATTAGATACGTTAAATGATAGAATAATCACAGGACACGATGCTATTGCAGCCGTAAACAGATTTATTCTCGAGAACAGACAATATGAAGAACTCATCTATAACATCATAGACAGAAATCTTAAGACAAGATCTACTGCTTCAATGATTAATAAAATTATCCCAGGTTGCGTTCCAACATTTGATGTCGCATTAGCATCAACGTATGATGATAAAACTAAAAAGAAAGTAGATTTTATAAAAGATGATTGGTATCTTAGTAGGAAGCTTGATGGAGTTAGATGTCTTGCATTTTTTAACGAATGGGGAGAAGTAAGTCTCTACTCAAGAAGCGGAAAGCCATTTCTTACATTAGATAAAGTTAAAGAAGAATTACAAGGGCTAGACCTACAAAACGTTGTAATGGATGGCGAGATTTGTATTGTAGATGAAAATGGAAATGAAGACTTTCAATCAATTATTAAAGAAATTAAAAGAAAAAATCACACTATTGAGAATCCATTATTTCAAGCATTTGATATAATTACCGCAGAAGATTTTGCAAGTAAAGTTTCAAAAGAAAAACTTTTTCTTAGACTACAATCTCTTGAAATGATTCTTGCTGACACAAAGCTAAAACATCTTAAATATCTAAAACAATATCTTACAACAAGTGAGGACATGGTAAAAGAACAAATGGCAATCGCAGCTAAAGAAGGTTGGGAAGGTTTGATGCTAAGAAAAGACGATGTTTATAAAGGTAAGAGAAGCCAAGATATTTTAAAGGTTAAAAAAATGTTTGATGCTGAATATACAGTAGTCGGTCTTGAAAATGCAATTAACAGAGTAATTGTAGATGGTAAAGAAGTAGATGAGATGATGCTTAAAAATGTAGTTATAGAACATAAAGGCAATAGGGTACAAGTTGGTAGTGGCTTTAGTCTTGAACAAAAAAGAAACTTTTTTGAAAATCCTAATAAAATATTAAACAAAACCATAACTGTGCAATACTTCGAAGAAACTACAAATCAAGAAGGAGAACATTCACTAAGGTTCCCAGTAATTAAAGCAGTCTACGAAGAAGCCAGGGATTTTTAAAGAAAACAAAATGAAAAAAGCACTAAAACTAGTACAATTTTTTATAATTTTAATTCTTTTATCTTGTATTATAATTTTAAGAAAAAATATAAAAAATTCAGAAAATAAACATAAGCAAAAGGAAGCTTTATTAGTAGATCAATATTTAGACTTACAGATAGACAACAGTAAATTATTAGACCATATTAATACATTAGGCGATGAAATAAAAATATTAGGATCATGTTGTGCAAATGAGGGTTTAACTACTAAAGACGTAGAATATGGCGATTAGGCTTCGAAGCAGAAGAATGAGACATAGACTTTATGTAGAAGCAAGAATCCACGAACTACATCAAAAACTGTTTAAAGAAGTAATAGACGAAGGAACAGTAGATCAACTATCAAGAAAATTATTATTAAAATATCATAGTAAACTAAAAAAAATAGAATGATTTTACACTCAATATCGGTACCTAGAATTAGCGCACTTTTAGTGCCATTTGCATTTTGGGCAGGTTCAACTACAAATAAACCTACAGAAGAAGAATTTTGTTTAGAAGAAAATGAAAAAATTATACAAATAATAGACACTGTTGAGGTTGCAGACTCTTCGTTAATACATGCATTAATTAATGTTGAAAGTAGAGGTAAATCAAATCTTTTAGGAGATAGACACTTAGGAGAACCATCAGTTGGCGTCCTACAAATACGTCCAATTATGGTTAGAGAAGTAAATAGAATCTTGAAAATCCAAGGTTCTGAAATTCGTTATAAAAGAAAAGATCGTTTTAGTAGACAAAAATCTATTGAAATGTTTGTTATTTGGAGAGACTTTCATCACAAAGGAGATAGTGATGAGGTAATTGCAAAATGCTGGAATGGAGGTCCTCGAGGCCCTAAGAAAATTAAGACTCAGTATTATTGGAATAAAGTACAGAAAGAACTTAAAGAAATAAGAGGATGAAAAAATTAGAAAATAGACTTAGACTTTTTATAAATTGGCTTGAAGACGCAGAGTTCTATAGAGATCACTATAGAGATGGACAACTTGAGACAATGATTAAGAATGCACAAGAAGAAACTTGTAGAAAAGTGGCAGATTATTTAAGAGAAGTTTTAGATATGTCAGATGCTGCAGTTAATGAGTGTTTAGATAAGCCAGAAATTTTAGACGTAGACGAACAAGAAAAATGAATATAGATCAATCATATGATAATGCTTATAGATTATACATGGGTGAAATAGACTATGATGATTTAGGCGAAGAGTTTTGGTTACCGGTTGACCATACAGATAGAGATGTAATATTAAAACATTATGAAAATGAAGAAGAATATGAACGTTGCCAAAAAATAGTAAATGCAGTTAGTTAGTACACATCCAATAAAAAAATCAGATTTAGGCTTTCATGGAAACTTGTTTGGAGGGAAACTTCTGGCTTGGTTAGATGCAGCCGCAGCAAGCTATGCAGCAGAAATGTGCGATACTCCAAGAATGGTAACAAAATGTATCGATAAATGTGTTTTCACAAAGCCAGCAAAGGAAGGTCAACTACTAAAAATGTATGCAAAGATAGATAGTATTGGAACAACTTCTATAGATTTATATTTAGAAGCCAGAAGCCATAATGTTTATAATGGCAAACAAAATATTATTTTACAAACAAATATAAAGTTTGTAAGAATTGATGAGATGGGAGATGCAATTCCAATTTCAGAAAGAGTAAAGGATAAATTTAAATAAAATAAAATGGCACACATACAATGGGGCGGATATAAATGGCGTCCAAGAGAAAAATGGGGAACATATCACCCTGACAAAACATATTGCTATTATGATAGAAGCGCAATAGAAATAAATGAAAAGGACGAAATGATCTTAAAGACTCAAATGAATCCAAAAACATTTAAAGGCAAGTCACTTCATTATAATTCAGAATTAACAGAGCTTGAAATTCCAATAGGAGTAGGTTTAGTATCAAGTGTTGATGGCTTTGGCTATGGATATTTTGAAATAGAAGCTAAGTTACCAACAGGTAAGAATCTATGGCCTGCATTTTGGATGAGTCCATTTGAAAGCTGGCCACCTGAAATTGATGTTTTTGAAGCTTATTCAAAAAACAAAGAACACTTTTTTCATTTTGATCTTTTTAATCCATTTGGCTTTTGGAGAGTTGAAACTAATTTTCACTGTGGAAAGCAACCCGATAATTATAATTTAGGAGCAAAGACACATTGGCTAGGTTGGAAAAATCCAGCAAAACACTTTAATAAATTTGGATGTTTATGGACTGAAGATGTGATTAAAATATTTTATAATGATAGACTAGTTAGAGAGCTTAAAGATCCAGAGTTATTAGATGAATATCGTGGTAAATCAATGAATGTAAAAATAAATGCACATGTCGATGCAGGTGTAGATGTAAACAATCACCCTACTTCAGAATATGTTGTAAGAAATTTTAAATACGAACCGCTATCTACTAAGTGAAAGAATACATTTTAAAAATAAGGTGTAAAGATGGCTTTGGAATAGTTTCTAGAATTTCAGAAATTGTTACGAAACTTGGTTTTTTCTTTAGAGAATTAAAAGAGTATGGAGACAAAGATACTAATACTTTTTTTATGCTGGCAAAAATAGCATCTCTAAATGAGTTTAATCATGTTGAATTTCAAAAAGTAGCAGATGACATTGGTGCAACATGGTCTTTAAAGGAAGTAGAAAGTAAACCAAAGACAGCAATATTTGTTTCTAAATATGGACATTGTTTACATGATATTTTATATAAGTGGAGTGCAGGTGAACTAAACATAGATATTCAATGTGTAATTTCAAATCACGAAGATATGAGAAAACTTGTTGAAGGCATAGGCATAGAGTATCGATACATTCCAATTACGAAAAAAACTAAAGAAGAACAAGAGGAAATTACATTTGAAATTTTAGAAGAAAGAAACATAGAATTAGTTGTACTCGCAAGATATATGCAAATTCTATCGCCTACATTTTGTAAACTATATTCAGGTAAGATTATAAATATCCACCATTCATTTTTACCAGGATTTAAAGGAGCAAGACCATACCATCAAGCACATGATAAAGGAGTTAAGATTCTTGGAGCTACGGCACATTATGTTACTGCAGATCTTGATGAAGGTCCAATCATTGAACAAATGGTAGAGAGAATAGATCATTCAAAAAGCCCAAAGGATATGGAGTTAATAGGCAGAGACCTTGAAAAAGCCACACTATCAAAGGCAATAAAATACCATAGTGAACAGAGAATATTTTTAAACGGAAATAAAACTGTAATTTTTTAAACTAACTAACTTTTTAGTATATAATAAACATGGAAGAATCTGAATACAACAAGATAGAAATAGAAATTTTAAAGGAAATGGAAAGCCTATTAGCGAGTGAAACTAATACTTCCAATTTAAAAGAAATACAAGGACTAAGAGAAAAACTTAGGAAATTAAGATTAGAGAACTTAGATAAGTCAAACATTCGTAATTAAATAATACATGAAAATAATATTAGTAGGCAAGGCAGCAGCAGGTAAAGATTATTTTAGAGCAAGGCTGGCAGATAAAGGATTTAAAGGAGCTGTAAGCCACACAACAAGAGCTCCAAGAGAAACAGAAACAGAAGGTGTAGATTATTATTACACAGATGATGAGACCTTTATGGAAATTGTAGAATCAGGTGATATGCTTGAGTATATGGATTTTAAAGGTTGGAAATATGGAATGACAAGAGAAGAATATGCAAAGAGTGATGTATTAATTATGTCACCAGATGGCCTTAAGTTATTACCAGAAGAAATTAAAAAGGAATGTTTAATAATTTATTTAGACATTAACCCTACTACAAGGTTAACTAGATTAATCTTGAGAGATGATAAAGCTTACCATCCAATGTCAAGAGAGATTGAGGATATGAAGCAATTTAACGAATTCGAAGAGTATGATCTACGAGTGACTAATCCAGAATTTTAGGATATATAAATAGTAATTTTAAAACAAACAAACAATGACAAATTTAGAAGATTTAAAAGCAGAAAGAGCAGAACTTGAAGGTAAAGTTACTGAGCTTGCTAAAGAAAATGCGGCTAAGATTTTTAATGTAGAAGTTGAAGACGTATCAATGATTAAAACAATTCAAGACCACCTAAATAAAGGATATACTTGGGAAACTAAGAACGCAGCTATTGTTGTAACTTTATTTGATAGGTTAAAAGCAGAAAGAAGTAGAATTAAAAAAGAAATGGAAACTGCAGGAGATGACTATACTGTAACTTTAGAACTTAAGGCTTATGAGTTAAATGGTCTCTACCAGGCACTCTTAAATGTACAAGGAACTGGCGTTGAAAACGCAAGAAAATTTGTAAAGATGCTTACATTAGTAGGTGAGTCAGTAACTAATGCAATGAATGAACTTACTGAGTCTAATAAAGAAATTTCAGACATGCATGTTAGATTAAGAGATCTTGACACTAACATTACTGCAATTGAAAATACGGAAGAAGTTGAACCTACTTTAGAAACTGCAGATGAGACAAAAGGTTAAGAGTCAAAAGAGATTAGACTTCATGGAATTAATTTCTGAGGCTATTACACAAGACGACATATTTAATACAATTGATTATAAAAATAAGACTGAAGATCAAATTAAACAATTTGTTTATCCTCATCTTGTACAATCACTAACTCAATATTTAGTTGAAAATACTGACATTACTGCTGAGAAGGCAAAGGTAAAGGTAAAGAAAAACTTAAAATGGGAAGGTGATGTTAACACTACTGTACACCATACTTTATTTATGGGAACATTAAATAGACCAGATATGGTACTAGAAATGAACGGTATGAATATAGCGATTGAGTTTAGAAGAGGAGATAGTGGAAATAGTTTAAGAAGCGGAATCGGACAAAGTCTTGTTTATTCAACAAGTTATGATTTTGTAATGTATCTTTTTATTGATACATCAAAGGACCAAAGAATCAAGAATGCTCAAACAGGCACGAAAGAAGCTCAGTTAATGACGGATCTTTGGAATAGATACAACATTAAATTCACAGTAGCCTAATGGGTAAAACATTTATAACAGGTAATATGCAATTAGGGCGCCAATCAGCTATTGGAAAATGGAGGCGCCCTTATATTAGTGTTGATTCTATGACTTCCGATTTAATTAAAAATTGGAATGATGCTGTAACCAATGAAGATGTTGTATATCACCTTGGTAATTTTGCATGGGATCCTAAAACTGCATATGATTCATTGTTATTATTAAAAGGTAAAGTCATATTCTTTATTTTAGGTGAAAACGATCAGCCATTAATAGATCTTCATAACAAAGGTAATTTGCCTAAAAATGTAAAATTAATAGATCCTTACTTTACAATTGATACTTTAAAAATATGTTTAAATTATTGGCCTATGCAAGAATGGCCTAAAAAAGGTAAGAAATATTATGGAGTTATAGGCTATCCAACTCGTAAATACAAAACAGTACCTAAAAAGAGAATGATAAATTGTAGCACTGATCAATGTAACTTTAAGCCACAGGACATTAATTCTCTTATAAATTTATTAGAAGAAATAACATGATGACATTTTTCGAATTCACATTTCAATCAATATGGCACTTTCTAGGAATGGTGCTACTAATTTCTATCGTGGGCAATACCGTCCTTGAGTTAATAAGAATTTTTAAAAAATAATTGTTCATAACTTTTAGGAAAAAAAGTGCCTAAAAGTTTTCACGGGTCAAAGATTATAGTTATATTAGTATTATAATTAAAACTTAAACATGACAGACGACATAATTGACACTTGGACTAAAAAAGAATTTTTACAGGTAATGAGCGACGCCTATAAAGACGCACATGGAATTAGACCTAGAGGAATTAAATATTCCGAATGGTCTTTAGTAGAACTTAAAGATGAGTTCTTAATGTTGTGTTCAATCACAGCCGAAAATGAACAATGGGATAGAGAACATTAAATTGTTCATAACTTTTGAAAAAAAGTGCCCAAAAATTTTCACGGGTCAAAAATTATAGTTATATTAGTATCATAAATAAAAAACGTAAAAAACAATAAATATGCCAAAAACAAAAATCACTTACAGAGAATTAGCAGAAAACTTCGTAGCAACAAGATCAGAAAAAGACTACAACGCAATTTACAGTAGAGTAAAGCCAGGTCTTAAAACTTATATCTACAAAATAGTAAAAGACAATCAAATTGCAAATGACTTAACTTCAAACGTGCTAATTAAACTTTGGACTAAGATCGATCAATACAAACCAGAATGGCAAATCACAACATGGTTATACAAGATAGCATTTAATGAAGCCTTAGGTTATATTAAAGAAAGAAATAAAAAATCATCACTTGACCAATTAAGAGAATTCGGTGTACAAGTAGGTGATGATGGTATTATTAATGGTTCTGCAAATGGACTCTTAATGGAATACGAACAAAAAACTGAAAATGACTACATTGAAGAAGACGAAGAGCTTATGCAAAAATACGAAAGTGCACTTAAAGCAATTGTAGATCTTAAGCCAATGTACAAAGAAATCATGGAAGATAGACTTTTAAAAGGTATGAAATACGAAGACATTTCAGCAAAACATAAAGTCAATTTACAAACAGTTAAAAACAGAATCCGTAGAGGTAAAACATTAATCGCAGAAAAAATATCATAATCTTAAATCTTAAAAAAAAATAAAATGAATAATCAAACAAACGATAGAAAGACGAGCCAATTATTAACAGACTTGAATAAAAGAGCATTAATGCTTGTAGAAATTTACGACTATTATGAGCATATTGGAGAAGACATCGATAAGGCTAAAATTGACATGTTAACTGATCAAAAACTAGAAGATCTACACGGCCACTGTATGTGGGAAATGGATCAATTTGAAACTCAAGAAGAAAAAGATATTAAGAATGGTCTTTACGGTGAGGAATATTAATAAGATATATAAACAAATCTAAAACATAATATATAATTAATATGGAAGAACAAATACATATCTTAGATATTTTAATAGAAAAAATATCTGAAAAAATAGATAAAGAGGTTAATGTTTATTTAGCAATGGATGATAATGATAATGAACTCCTTGCTATTAAAACTAAAGACCAAGAAAGAGGATTAGACCTTGCACAGATTGTGAATTCATATGGATTTTATAGAATTTATCAAGCTGATTCTGAAGAAGAAGCTTTAGAAAAACTTTCTGAAAATTTAGTCAAGTCCATTGGCGAACTGTTAGAGGACAAGGTTTCTAAAGAAAATTAAAATCTTGGGGGTATAGCTCAGTTGGCTAGAGCGCCTGCCTTGCACGCAGGAGGCCGTGGGTTCGAATCCCTCTACCTCCACTTATTATATTTAATGAATCTTAAAAAGGAAATACAAAACGCATTATCATCTTCTAGTGAAATTGTAGAATGTAATAGTTCTAGAATTAGAATAACTGAAAATCCTAAAAGACCCTATGCATATCCTCAAATACATAAAAGCCCATATACTGATAGTAAAATTATTTTTGGCAAATATATTTCAATAGCAGAAGGTGTAAATTTTATGCTAGGCTCTAATCATAATGTAAATAGGGTAACAACCTATTTAAACTTTAAAATAGCAGAAGGTGTAATGGATCACAATGGAATGCTGTCTAATGGAAATATAGTAATAGGAAATGACGTATGGATAGGTTTAAATGCAGTTATAATGGATGGTATTACAATAGGTGATGGTGCAGTTATTGCAGCAGGATCTATTGTTACGAAAAATGTAGAACCATACTCAATCGTAGGAGGCACACCAGCAAAGATAATTAAAAAAAGATTTGATAAAAAAACAATAGATAGACTTTTAAAAACAAAGTGGTGGGATTTAAGC